TTTAATATAAACTTGTACTGTGCGACTATCAACTGGATGTGTATATGTTCTTATACCACCAGCAATAGTTGAGTTTGCACCATCAGCTGAATCCGGATATGTGTCCGATATTGTAGCTGCGTTATCATACTCCCAAACTCCGTCTGAACCTGGTACAGTTACCCATGCCATCTTTTTACTTTACTCCTAATTGTGCGTCAACTTCGTTATCAATGTAGTTGTACAACACATCTGTTTTTACATTATGGTGGTCTGCAACAGTATCAATAGCTGTTTCGACCTTATCTACCATATTGCCTTCTTCTTTATCTAATACTTTAAAGAAGTCAGCAACCACCTCTTTATGTAAAGGTGGTAATTCATTAAAAGTTTTAGTGTCAATTGGTGTTGACATTAAATTACTGAGTTTCATCAGCAGTTACCTCTACTGGTGCCTCAGGTGCCTCAGCCTCTGGCTGTGGATTTGTATTCGGTGTAAACTCAATTTCGTTACCGTCTGTGTCCATAATTTGGTCCGTTCTTGGTGAAGGATCCGCAACTGCCGGTTTCGCATCACTAAAGTTTGATGCATCTGTTCCATTGAATATATTTTTTGCAATATCAACTCTAGCTGCATCTAAACCAGATGCCACTTTATCTCTTAATGCATCTTTAAAAGCTTCGCCTGCATCTGCGTTTTTACCATTTGCCAAATCATCAACAAATTTTTGTACATGTTCACTCATTATTTTCTCCTAATTACATTGAACCTGGTTCATCACTTGGAGCTGCAATGATACCATCTTCAACTTCTTTCTTAATTTGTGTGTCAATTTCTTCAATATCTCTTTGAGATTGTTTCAACACATTTTTTCTAATATACTCTACTGAATAATATTTACCAACATAATCTCTCATTGAATCCGCAATTCTAATTCTTTCAAGTAACATTTCACTTTCTTTTAATTCTGCAAAATGTCCGTCTTGTAAGAAGTCATACATTAAAGTATCTCTAACTGTATGCCAATCATCATCACTGATAATTCTTTTTAAGACTAGTTGTGTTCTTAAAATGTCATTAAATAATTCAGTAAATTTCTTTCTTAATCTTTGAACGAATTTAGTAAACTTTAATTCATCTCTTGTAATTTCAGTAGAACGGCCAAGATTGAAACCTTGTGAACCTTCTAATCTACTTACTGGTACATTTAGAGAACGATAAAGTTTTGCTCTAAAGTATTCAATGTCTGCAATCTCACCTAAGTTTTGACCGCCTGGTAATGTTGTAATGTCAGTACCTCTACCACCTTCTCTACTTGGTAACCAAAAGTCCTCAAGCATAGACATATAGTTTCTGTCATCTCTAATCTCACCAGTGTTTGCATCATAAACTAATTTGTTACGATACTTGGCCATAACATCTCTAAGGTATTGTTCAGCCTTAACTTTAGGTAAATTACCTACATCAATCTTAAAAATTCTTCTTTCAGGTGCTCTAGCAATTCTGTAAATTACTGTAGCATCTTCAATCATTCTTAACTGATTGACAGGTTTAATTGCCTTATGTAAATAAGACAAGACCATATTTTTATTTTGGTCAATCAATCCTGATGGTGTAAATGCGATTGCGTCTGTAGCAATCTTAATACCAGATGTAGTTGAGTTTGTAACTCCTTTTTCATTGAAAAGGAAATATTCTTCCCACTCATCAGCCATACCTGCACCTACTGGTGCAACTGTGCCGTCTGGTCTTCTTTTTCTTAGTTCTCTAATCTTTTTGATTTTACGAGGGTCAATATATCTTAGTTCAGTGATACCTTTAACTGGTGAATTTCTATCAATAATCTTATGATAATAAACTCTACCGTCAACATACCATCTTCTAAAGATATCGTGTCCTCTAGTATTAAAATTTAAAAGTCTTAATACTTCTTTAAACTCATCTTCAATTTTTCTTCTTACTTCCTTACCATAGGGTAAGTTCTCCAGATTTAGTTTCACAGCATCTTTAAGTTCATTAGCAACAACAGCTTCGTTGATAATGTCCTCAATTGCCATGTCACATTCTGGATGTAATGCGATTTCTCTATATCTTCGGATTAAATCTGCCTCAGTTTTAGCAGTACCTTCCATATCAAGGTACTGACCAAAATAACCACCGGCGGCGATGGTTTGTGTACCATCATCCGCCTGTGGTGCTGTGAAGCTTTGTCTTGGATCCTGAGTAGGTTTTACCCTTGTGATAGAAAATCCAAATAGTTCAGCCATAATTAAGTTTCCTTTTTATTACTTTGTGTAATACTATTTATCTACTTTTTAGGTAGTAGTATTTGTTTCAAAGTATTGGTATGCAAAAGTAACAGAAAATTCTTCAATCGCTGTTGCTTCGTCATATGTCAATTCAATCGGAGCAATTGTAGTAGGAAATACACCTCTTAAAGTGTATGACTTAATAGTTGCACCGTTCCTATCCAACTGGTCAACAAACGCATCAACTTGATAATCAGCAGGATTTGTTAATCCTTCGTTATCAGTCATGTTGTTGATACCATTCGACCATCTTTCAAACGCATTTCTTAGTTTGAAATCTGTATCGTTCAGTACCGTAATTGACCAATCTTCGATTGTTCTGTCACCAGCAATCTTAATAGAACGACCTCTAAAAGGTACATTAAAACTAGGTACAGTCATACCTGGTAATGATGTTGCTCTACATAAGAATGCTAAGTCTTCAATTTCTCCGCCAACTTGTGCGTAACCAGGAAAAGGCATTGTTACCTTAAACTGATTGGCTCTAGCGCCGCCGCCTGCAAGTTTAGCTTTAAAGTCGTTAATGTTTGGCATTTTTTATTTCTCCTTTATTAACCACCAGCTACTTCGTCAAAGCTGACGCCAGTTCTAGTTGCGATAAATTGAAGTGTAATGAAGTTAATGCTTCTAGCAGGTTTCACAAAGATTTCTGCTATAAACTCATTACGGTCAATTACTTCGCCTGTGTTGTTTGTTTCATCACACACTACTAAAAAGTCTGTGATACCTCTTCGACCTTGTACTTCTCGTAAGAAAGGCTCTACAATGTTTCTAAAGTTCGCTCTTGTAAATTCATCATTGAATTCAAAAAGTTGGAATTTAGAAGCAGTCGCAATTGCCTTCTCTAAAACGATAAACAGTCTTCGAACATTTATTCTGTCAAACGCTGAAGGTGCTGATAATCCAGTCTTGTCACCAAATAATACAGTTCCTTGACCTGGGAAAGTAGCAACAGGATTTACTCTTGCTCTGTACAAGTCATCTCTTTGTGTTTTACTTGGATTGTAAGCCATTTTAACTGCGCCTCTTACTACACCTCGGTTTAAACCTGCTGGTGAGTACCAAGCGTCTGCGATTAAGTCAGTTCTAGCTGCTAGGCCTGCAATGTCACCGTTTAATGGCACAAATCTGTATGTGTCATTATATCTATCGTACATATATTTGTATCCACTATCGAATACAGCATATGAAGAAGAACGGATACCATTGAAGAATCCGACTACATTTGTCGTTTGAGTAGCTGCACTTGATACACCAACTACATCACTTCTTTCAGGAGAAGCAAATACGATTGCATCTTTTCTGTTTTCTGCGATTGTAATTAAGTTATCAACATGAGTTGCGTCACACTTACCAGCAATGATAAGACCAACATCAACTGTTTCAGCATCTGAAAAATACTCATAAGCAGTTAGCTTCTGACCTGTAGTTGCGGCTGAACCGTCTGCGCCTGCTTGAAGTGACACATTACTTACTGCTGTAACATTCGTAAATGGTGTGCCAGCAGCTGCGTTACCCCAGTTAGTACCAGATGAATTGTGGTCCATCCAATAAATGTAATTAGATTTATTCTGAATTACAGTAGGGTAATAGTTTGTGTCGCCTTGTGGTGTTTTAGCGTCTGAAGCTTTTGATACAGCAGCAAACACTTCTAAAACATCACCTTTGTTACCGGTAATTCCACCATCTTCGTCAACAACAACAATGTGTAGTTCATCTGCTGAACCACCTTTTGAAGTTGCATAAGGTGAAGTACCTGGAGCTTTATCCACTAAATCATAAAATTCCCAATATCTAGTTACTGTAGCGCCGTTTATTAGGGCTGCAAATAAACCAGAGGAATCTGAAGCAGTGTAATACTCAGGCTCGTCTTTTCTTCTAATTGTAATATCATTTGTTGATTTAGATATTACTTTATAATTGTAGTTGTCACCAAAATTAATAATGTCACCAGCGTTAATGCTTGTGCCATCATCAACTGTAACCACTGTGTCGCCAACAGCCGTAGCTGCGTCATTAACAGTAATGCCCGCTGAAGAATAAACTGAAGATGAAGGACATGTAGAAATTTTTAAGTTATTTCCCCACACACCTGCCGTCTTAGCAGCCCATAATCCAACTGAAGCAGAACCATTAGCATAGTTGTCAACATAGTCGGTCAAGTTTTTGATAACAAATGTACTACCGCTTTCGGTAGCATTTGATACAGATGAATTCTGTACTCGGACAACTCTAAGAGCGTTAGAATATGCTAGGAAGTTAGCAGCTGAGAAAAAATCCTCATAGTTGCTTGCATCTGGTTTACCAAATACACTTACTAATTCTTGCTCACTAGAAACTGTCGTAATCTCATTAATAGGTCCTTTTCTGAATTCGCCAGCGAAAGCGCCTATAGATGTAGATACGGCAGGAATTATTCTAGTTAAGTCTTTTTCCTGTACGAGAACACCCGGTGATACTTGAAATGCCATTTAGGTTTCTCCTTTAATTAGCTAATTAAACAATTTTTCATATTGTACACTTTTTATAAATCCAAATGTCGTATTATTCATACGCCCATAGTCAAAATCAATTCTTACTTATTGATATTTATAATACTTATGGTTTTGACTACCCTTTACGATAGGTAACGGGGTGCCATACTGTACCATATTCATCTATTTCTGGTCGTGTATCATCTAAACCATCATCTACGAAACCAAAAGGCGCCATATCCTGTTCAATCAAATTGGCTTGTTCTTCATATAATTGTTGACGAGCATTGGTGTCCGTCATCTCTTTGAAATAAGGTTGATTAGATAACCAACCAAATATAACTAAACACATCATTAAATCGTCTGTATTACCCTCATCAGCCTGCCAACTTTGGCCTCTTCTAACAAAGGTACTCATCTCTTCAACGATATTAAAATCATTAATTATAATTTTATCGCCTTCTACTAACGATTTGATATTAGAACAACCAATCTTCTTAATCTGTTTGGTCATCTTAACACCAAAGCCTGAACCTCTACCACTGTACCCAGCACCTAATATTTGGCCTGCTCTACCTCTTTGTGTGGTCATTAATAGATTGTCATATTCTAATTCAAACTGTAATGCTTCGGCTACTTGTTGACCTAAGTCATTTGTTTCTACTAATACATGAGCGTGGTTGTATGCGTTACATACTCTTTCAATTGTATGTGGAAATAACAATGGTTTAATTTCATTATCTCTAAACTTTGCAACAATCTTGTAAGGCATTTTTGTAACATCTAATACAACAAATGCTGAATAGTCTTTAGTAACACCACGAGCCACATCAACTGTACAAACATATGTGTGACCTTTAATTGGGTTTTCATAGACATCTAAACCTGCATTTGATTGAAGAGGTTTTAAGAACGCCATATTTTTAATTTTAGCAGGACTGATAAGTGTATTAACAGAACCTAAAAACTCACACTCAAACTCTTGTTGAAATTGCTCAGGTGA